GGCATTGCCCAATACTAACAATACGATCAATACTAACAATACGGAGAATACTATGACAGATTTCGCAAAACTCAGAGCCAACTCTAAGAACTCTCTTCAGAAGCTCACGTCCGAGTTGAACAAGATCAACGGCAACGGACAGACCGAGTCCTTCAAGGACGATCGTTTCTGGTATCCCAACGTAGACAAGGCAGGCAACGGGTACGCAGTCATCCGATTCCTTCCCGCTCCCGGCGACGAGGACGTACCGTTCGTGCGTATGTTCGAGCACGGCTTCAAGGGTCCTACGGGTTCGTGGTACATCGAGAACTCTCTCACCACCATCGGCAAGCCAGATCCTGTAGGCGAGTACAACTCTATGCTGTGGAACAGCGGGTTGGAGTCCGACAAGGAGATCGCTCGTAAGCAGAAGCGTAAGCTTCACTTCGTCTCTAACATCTACGTGGTCACTGACCAGCAGAATCCTGAGAACGAGGGTAAGGTGTTCTTGTTCAAGTACGGCAAGAAGATCTTCGATAAGTTGAACGACGTGATGAATCCTTCCTTTCCGGATCAGGATCCAATGAACCCGTTCGACCTGTGGGCGGGTGCTAACTTCAAGTTGAAGATCCGCAACCTCGAGGGCTATCGCAACTACGATAAGTCGGAGTTCGCTGCTCCCGGTCCTCTGTCGAACGACGACGAGGAGATGGAGAAGATCTGGAAGAAGACGCACTCGTTGAAGGCGTTCTTGGATCCTTCCAACTTCAAGCCGTACGAGGAGTTGAAGGCCAAGCTGAATCGTGTGTTGGGTCTCGACGGGTCTACTGCGGGCTTCACACCCGAGGTAGCGCGTAAGAAGGCTGCTGAGGTAGACTTGCCTTGGCAGACCGAAGAGGCTGCACCGGCGCCTAAGCTGAAGGCTAAGGAGGCTCTTACATCTCGCATCTCGGAAGACGAGGACGAGGACATGGAAGAGTTCTTCTCTAAGTTGAACGACAAGTAAGAGAGAAGGGGGCGAAGAGCCCCCTTTTTTTATTAGTTCTTGCCCGCTATCTTTTCTTGTCCGCGGGTCCAGGCTGCTACGCCGAGGATGGCGCCGAAGGCCATGTGAATGAGGCCTCCGTTGTCCAGTGTAATGGACTTCCAGGGTATGTACTGCATACCCTTGATGAACTGGGGCATGAACATCGCGATGATGGGGAATGCCACGAAGTCGCAGAAGCACATGAGCATGTACAGCCAACCCATGGCTGGTCGCCACATGGACTTCATCCAGGGCTCGTTCTCTTTGGCGTTCTGAGCCTCCCACTGCTGCTTCTCCAACTCGATCTTGGCCATCTGCGCTTCTGCTGACAGCTGCTGAGTAGCTGAAGCGGAAGATCCGCCCACCGAGACTGCTACGTAGGGTGCAGATTGGTTGATGTTGGCAGCTGCGCCCTTGGTGGCTGGTGGGATCTCGTCCATTGCCGGCTTGGCTACCGGTTCTTCTTCTTGTGTACCGAACTTGGGCATATTATCCTCCGAATATCTCTAGTGCTGCCTCGTAGTGTTCTTGTCTGTCTTTGAGGCCGATGGTACCGCCGTTGATCTTCTTAGTGACTGTGACGACGTCTCCCTTGTCCGCCCACTGGTTCAACTCGCGAGAGTCCCAGAACCAGCCAGCAGACCACGCGGCGCCTTCCTCGTCCTTCAACCACTCGGTGGCCTCTTCCAATGCCATGTTCATGTCAGCGGCAAAGGCTGCGTAGTTGGACTTACCGGTCAACTGGATCAGACCGCGACCGCAATAACGATAACCATCTCCACTAGCCTCGTCCCCGTTACCCATACGATTAGAATAGACTCTGTTAGCGATCTTCTCAGGGTTACGAGCATAAGCCGACGTATCTACTCCGCGAAAGTACTTCGGGAATATGACTTTCAGCCTATCGGCCGAGTACATAAGATTCTCTTTGATGGTCCTCAATCCACCAGACTCATGCCCGACCTGAGCCAGAAACATGGATATACGCTGGGGATTGTTTATCTCGTAGAACTCCATCACTTCATTCAATGGATCTACGTATCTCTGAATCACTTCCTCGTCAGTGTCTTCAAAGAACTCATTCAGTTGTTCTGAGGTTACTAATGGCATACACATCTCCTATATCATGAGTCATAATATAGGGGAAAATCACACGCAAATTGCTCAATATTTATTATTGATTTAAATCAGTTTATTTTAATCAGATCCGATACGAGACCCATTCAGTTCGTAGCGGCAGCCATCTGACCCAGCATCTCCACTGAGGACTGACTCTGCTTCTGTGGCTTAGCTGAGGGAGCTGCGGCAGCCCTCGCCTTCGCTTCTGACTTCTGTTTTGGCTTAGGAGCGGGAGCTGACTCTCTCTGAGGAGGGGATGAGGGAACCAACTGATCTATGGCTGCGCCGGCTACACCAGTGGCTGCCTGTACAGCGGCGCCACCAGGGATCATACCGAGGGAAGACTTCATCGCTTCCTTGGCATTGCCCTGAGATAGGTGATAGGCAGTCTCAGCGCCTGAGATGACCTGACCTGCAACGGGAACGAATCCAGCGCCGAACTTGAGAGCGGAGAAAGCAGTCCCTAGCATAGACGACTCTTCCTGCTTAGGAGCTTCGACCTTCTGAGCGGACTTAGTGCCCTTCGCGAACTGTGGTACGAGGGGCTTCAGTGTGCCCTTGACTCTAGCTTCTTCCGCTGCCTTCTTCTGCTGTTCGTACAGCCTCTGCTTCTCTTCTAGGACGTTGCGCCACTCGTACTGGTCTGCTGCCCTACGAGATGATGCTGCTAGTGCTGCTTGTTCTGGAGAGACTCTGGCTGACTTACCACCGCGCTCTTCTAGACCGATGGAAGTCTCTGCGCCCAACATTCTTCTGTTGATGAGCTCGCCGCCGGAGTACTGAGTTCCGGTATTCTTAGCATGCTCTCTGGCCAGGTACCTTTCCTTGTTGAACTGATCTCTCTGAGAGTCCGACATAGCTGACCAGTCGATGCCTGTCTCTGCTAAGGCTTTCTCTGACTCCGACATACCAGTGTAGAGGCCACCCGTCTCACCAAGGCCGCTGTCTTCCTTCATCATCCTCTGCAGGTTGCTGAAGATCTTCTGATGAGCAGGATCTACGCTACCTAACTGACCCTTGCTGATGGCTTCAAGTACTTCAGGAGTGTTGTACCCGTACTCGTTCTGTACGTTCTTCATCATCTGATCAGTTATCTTCTTGGTCTGACCAGCCGGGACTACCGTGTCGCCCTGATTGAGTACAGTCATATGAGCTGATGGTCCGGACATGCGCACGCCGTCCTTACCCATGATCAGTTCTGGACCCTCTTCGCCGACGATGGCAGGACCAGTGTTCGGTACGTAGTCAGATCCTTCCGCGTACTGAGGAGGCATCATAAGACTAGGGTTGCCGCCCTCGTTGCGACCCATGGAGAAGTGCATCGTGTCGACCGAGCTCTTCCAGTTTCCACCCCATCCTAGTCCGTACTTAGCCGCCATAGCAGCGATTCCGTCTGGAAGGTTGTCCTTGCCGTAGCCGAACGGATACTTCGGATTCTTGTACTGGCGAGCATCCGCATTGGTTGCCCAGTGACGTGGTATTCCCTGAGCGTCCATCTTGAACATCGGGTTGTCGTCGGGATTGATGTCGATCGCCATAGCCTTGCCGTGCCACATAGCTGAGGGACGATAGCCGCCGATCGCTTTGATCTGATAGCCGGAAGACTCGAGCTCACTGACGAATCCCTGGAAGTTTCCTGCATACTCCTTCGCTACCTGATACGACTTACCAGCACGTGTCTTCAGAGTAGCTATGTTTCCGGTGATCGTTGGTGCTTGTCCACCAGGACCTGGCGCTGCTGGAGGAGCCGTTCCGGGAGCGCCACCGGGAGCTGCGCCTCCGGGAGGACGAGTAGATCCCTCGTTGAGCTTCTTCAGAGACTCCGCGTCTATCTCTACTTCGCCGGCAGTGATCTCCATCTGCTGCGAGTTGTAGATGAGCTCGTCTGAGGTGAAGTTGATCTCTTCGTCGCCTACAGGACCCTCTTCTTCTGGATAAGCCGCGTCGCCCGCTGACATGGGAGCTCCGGCTACTTGCTGACCGCCCTCTGCTGCAGACTTCCTTCTGGCGATCTCTTCGTCAGACGGCTTGTTGAAAGGGTTTAACCACTCTCCCCATGTCTGGTACTTGTTGGCGTCTTCTATGCTGGCTACTAGTCCTGCACGAGCTTCTGGAGAAGCGTTCGATTCATCCAGCGGATCTAGCTTAGCTATCTTGCTGATGCCGTAAGCGGAAGCCACAGACCAAAGCAATGGAGCTGCGAAGCCCTTCGGCAGGTAGTCTAACAGATCTAGGAGAGAAGACGGGTCCATTCCACCGCCTCCGTCGCTACTGGTAGCTGGTCCGCTTCCGAGTCCCTTCTGATCTAGCTTCTGATAGATCTTCTGCAGGACAGCGTTCTGCTGGTACTTAGCTTCTATGGACTGCGCTAGAATCGTGTTCTGAGCGTTGGTCTCGTTGGTCAGCTTGTTGATGGAAGCCACCAAGGGATTGTCGTCGTTCTCGTCTTCGTCTCTGGTACCGATGGCAGACTGCGCGTCTTTGCTGACCGCTGAGTACACCGAGGGAAACAACGCTGAGAGAGCTGTCTGACCGACCGCTTTACCGGCGCTCTTAGCTGCTGAACCCACGTCTTGAAGGAGAGTCGTCTTGGCCATCAGGAGTTACTCATTGGGAGCGCCGCTCCGTTGTTGTTGTTCTTGAACAGGTACGGATAGAACTTGTTGAAGTCGCCCACGTCAGGAGACTTAGTATCTACGCAGAGCTCGTCCTGTGCTCCCTTGCCGCCGGACTCCGTTCCCAAGTAAGCGTCCACACCGTTCGATCCCTGTGGTTCTCTGAGCAAGCTGTCCTGAGAAGGTCCTCCGCCGACTTCTCCGTAGGAACCGGTCGATCCAGAAGCGAACTCGTCTGGAGTCCTTGACAGGTTCTCCATCATCTCTGCCGATCTGCCAGCCACAGATCCCGTCTGCGCCTTGCCGGAAGAGATGAGTCTGTCTATAGCCGCGTTGGTCTCTTCTGGCATAGAAGGAATCGAGTCAGGAGATCCCTGCACCATAGCTTTCTTCTGCATAGCTGCGATGTCTGCCTTCATGCCCAGCACGTCGCCGACCTTGTTTCCATAGGGTACTACCGGAGCAGCGCCCATTTCCAGTGCATGGAACTCGCCGGCGTCCGCTTCTGACTTCTTGATCGATGGCATGCCGGTCAAGCTGGCCGCTTCGGTCTCCGCGATCTCTCTCATGGCTTGCTGTTGCGCCGCTTCTTCTCTGAGCTTGGCTACTCCTTCCATGTGAGACGGAGTTACCTTGCCGGCCGCCTTCAGTCTGTCTATGGCGTCGTAAGCAGCTGACTGGTCTACGTTCGCTAGAGTCGGGTCGCCAGATGGAGTAAGCTTCGCTCCTCCCATCGGCGTTCCAGAAAGCATTCCGCCGAGGTCTCCGGGAGCTACTGCAGAGGCCTTTACTTGCTTCACTCCGCCAGAAGCAGCTGCCGCTGGAGTAGTAGCCGCTGGAACAGCTTGATTGGATGGAGCAGCCTGCTGACCGCCAGCTGCCTGCTTTCCGTTGAATACCTTCATCCAGTCCGCTGCGTAGGCATTGACCGTAGCTGCCGAGACGTCGTTGCTCTGACCCCTGATGTTGCCGGTATACCAAGCTACAGGGATGCGAGACACGTCGCCGTTGGCCTGCTTCAGGAACTTCTCTGCATGAGACCTAGCTACCGCTCTCTGTACGTCGTACGGAGCTGACATGGCTGTAGGGTACTGAGACACGTCTATGCCCGCAGCTGCAGCCGCTCCCTTCCATGTGGAGTTGGTGAACTGAAAGTAGCCGGAAGCTGAGCTGCTCGGGTTCTTGATGTTCTGTCCGCGAGACTCCTTGAACATGATCGTGTCGAGGATGGTGTCGATCTGAGAGCCGCCCGATCCGTACTGCCTCTCTCCGCCGCTTCCCTGACCGACGTAACCCGACTGCTGAAAAGATCCCGCTCTCTGTACGTCCGCCGCTACCGACTCTGCCGTCTGTGGCTTGCCGTCGAAGCCCTTGAAGGCTCCCTTTCCTGCGGGCGTCTCTCCGAATGCAGGCGTCTCCGTCTTCTCTTCGAACTTACCCTGAGGAGTGGTAGTCGTGCCGCTGCCGCCCGTTCCTCCGCCGGTACCGCCTCCAGTGCCTCCGCCAGTTCCTCCGGGAGACTCGTTAGCTGGAGCGGAATCTAGTCCGCCGCCCATTCCGCCCGACTGCTGGCTAGCTCCGAGTACGGTCAGCGTCAGCTTGTCTACGTTGAACTTCAGCAGTCTGGAAGTGTAGGTGATCTTGTCTGCCATGAAGTCCAGGACGCGTCTGCCGTCGCCACCCTTGCCCCTAGCTCTTCTGATAGCTTCCGTCTCCGCGCCTTCAGCCACTGACCCATCATTGGATCCCATCATGTAGCCGATGCCGCCGCCAGCTAACAGACCGCCGAGCATGCCGAGCATGCCGAGCTTTCCCTTACCGCCCTTTGGTCCTGCAGGAGGTGGACCCTTCGGACCGGGGGCACCCCTGTTGATCCCTGGCAAGTCTACGTTCAGTCCGCCTCCGCCGCCGCTCTTGATGGCGTTCAGCGCGTTCAGTATCTGGTTGAGAGTGGTGTTGATCTTCTGCTCTTGTACGAGAGACTGCTTGATCAGGGAAGTGTTGGTGTCGGTAGAGGACTTGATCGCGGCTATGGACAGCTTCAGGTCCGCCACGTCTCTCCTGCTCTGGTTCTCTCTGTTCTCTCTGGCTTCTTTGGTGCCGCGGGCCTTCTTACCCTTGTACAGACTAGGGAAGAGCGCTGACAGTGCCGTCTCTCCCACCGCTCCGGCCGCTCTTCTGAGGATTCCTGGACCGGCTTCTTCTGGAAGCTCGGTCTCTACCTCTACTTTATCTGGAGCGGGTTCTGGTTCTGACTTGGCCTTCTCTACGTCCTCCACGACGTTGGCCTTGTGATTCTCCTTGAGGATCTCTGCTAACTGCTTGGGTACCGCGACTCCGTTGTAGTCTACGATGTTACCCTTGTCGTCTATGTAGTAGGCATCGCCCCAAGCGACGATGAAGAGGACGTGACCCTGAGCGTTCTTCTTCTTGTGTTTACCGGCCATTCTTAGCTTCTTGATCTTTTATGTGAGAGACTAACATGTCGACGTAGATGTCACGCTCGAACGGGATCAACTCCTCGATCTCGGTCATTGAGTATTTATGATGTTGGACCAGAGAAAAGACGGTCTTGTAGTAGTTCGCTAAGTTGTTGTGGCTTAGCGCAAGGTAAAAAAATCTGATAGCGTCTTCATCTCGATCGAGCGAGGGTTGCCCAGAGAGTTCTTGTACTCGATCTTGTAGTACAGAGACGGGACGTTCAACAGGAACTCCCTGACTCTATCGAAGGTCTTGATGTCCAGCAGCTCGACGAACTCCTGCAGCTCCGCATCCGAAAAGTCCTTGCCCTCGTACACCGAGTCCCCGTCGTACACCCGATCGATGCAGCGAGTCACCAGCTTGTAGAAGGTCTCGTCTTCCTTGGCAGACAAGAAGTCTTTGTCCGAGTACAAGCTAGCAGACGGGTACTTCAGGACGATGCCGCTCTTCTCCGTGATCTTGACCTTGTTCTCCGACTTCTCAGGGAACTTCACTTCCACGTTCTTGATGTTGATCTCGAAGTCGTACGTCTGGTCGTCCTCGTAGTCTCTATAGGAGACCTTGATCACGTCGCCTACCGACACCGCGCGAAGGTTGAGGAACAAGTACTCTAGTGCAAAGAGAGGGATAGCGTCGACGTTGAACGTGTTGTCCATGCAGCAGTTGTTCACCACCTGCCTGATAGCCTGAAGGATGTCCGTGGGTTCGTTGGACTCCTTGGCCATCAGGAGAAGCTTCTCCTCCTTGACCAGCATGGGTCTGAAGGTGTACTTGTCTTTGGAATTGGGGATCGCGAAAGTCACGATAGGATACTGAATCTTAGGAAGTGCCATAATTTACCTCATGATGTTGATGTGTTGTTAGCCAAGGTCGCCGGGTGCAGATACTTCTATCGGTAGGATGCCAGTCGGAGCGTTGGGGTTCGCTAGACCGGGAATGTTGAGAGCCACGCGTGAGTTGTCTATCTGCCATTCCTTGAAAGTGAACGTGCCGGTCAGCTTCATCAGGTTGTTGTTGTCCGACCAAGAAACCGAGATGTCGTTCATGGAGATGGGGAACGCCTTGTACAGCCTGTACCTGATGGGCGCTCCGGCAGCGTTGTCGTACACGGTGATGTCCACGGTGGCAGAGTAGTTGTCCTTGTACTCGGCCGTGTAGAAGTCCCTGCCAAAGGTAGCAGTCGGAGCCACAGCTCCCGTCACCGAGAATATCGAGTTCAACCAACCGTACATGAACCTGTTGACCGAACCGTGCCTGTCACACAGGAAAGAAAGAGTTATCTCGGTGTAGTTGCCAGAGAACGGCATCTTCTCGGTCACACCCAATCCGTAACGGTTCACGTCCTGAGTACGAAGAGCGAGTCCAGGAAGAGAAGCGCTCACACACCTTTCCCTCAACTCTCTAGTAACCTGCGCGAAGTTCATCTGACCCATGACGCTGGACGCAAAGCCAGCGTTGTCGAAGTTGATCGCTACCTCGTACTTGTTCGTCTGAATGAATCCAGACTGAGCGACCCTACCCTTGAACTGCGATACGTCGAATGCCATTTACCCTACCGATGCTAGCGAGTCTCTATAGACCGTCTGTTTGTTAGCCTTCTCGAACCTCTCCGTCGGCAACATGAGAGCGAAGTCCCACTCATCTGGCGCCACGTATACGAACGGCGATCCAACATGAGAGAAGAGGTACCTCTTGATGCACGGCTTGAAGTACTTGTACCTGGCAGCGCCGGCCAAGATCTGATAGCTGATCCTGAGCTTGGTCGTACTGTCGTACTTCTTATTATTTATGTTCTCGTACAGGGCGTCCATCAACTTGGCTCTCGTAACTGGAGGCAGGTAGTGAAGGTTCAGACCCAAGAACCCGTCCTTGTACAGCTCGATAGGAAACACGAGCGGGAAAGTGTCGTAGTAGGGAAGGATCTCTTTCATCTTGGGATCGTAGGTGAACATGTACATCTTACCGATCGACTTCTGGTCGATGGTAGCCATTCGATTCACATCCTCGGTCTCGTTGATGATCTTGTCTTTATTGATCCTCTGAAAAGAAAGAGCCTGCTTTCGAAACCAGTCTATCGAAGCTCGCGAACCAGCCTTGGCCTGACTGGGGTTCTTCTTCAACATGTCGCTAAAAGTGGATGCCAAGTTCTTTCTCCGTAAATATGTGGAAAGTCCAGCCGCGATCCTCACAGAACTCTCTGGCAGCATTCCATTTGGCCTCGTTGACGCCCCAAGTCATCACCTCCGTGAGGTACCTCTTGGTCTTCTTGGCCTGCCTCTCTGGCGGCTTAGTCTGCGCCGCTGGCTTGACCTCGATGAGAGACGTCTCTCGCTTGCCTTCCTTATTTATTTTGGTCACGACGAAGTCGACGAAGTACCTGTGCACTCGTCCGTCTATCGGCGACCTGTACGGGATGACGACTTCTTCTGATCCCCACTTGATCACGTCTCTGTGATCGTCTAGGTACATCATCAACTTAAGTTCCCACCTCGAGCGATAAATAATATTTCTAGGATCGCCCATGTACTTCTGAGGATTTTTGGGACGAAAGAAACCCTTGTATGTCTTCATGACTCTCTATAAATAATAAAGAAATATTTATCAAGGATCTATAGATGCCGGCAACAACACCACAAGCAGTCCCAGCTATACCGATAACTCCCGGCAATCAGTTCACGCGCATACAGCAGATCGGAAGCGGACAGGGTTCGGCGGCGAGCGGTAACTTAATATTTCCTTCAGACTTAGGCAGAAATAACTTTCCGTACTGGATGTCCTTCTCTTTCTATGAGTACACTCGTCCTTCGTTTACTGGTACTGAGTCTATGATCCTCAACGACGTCGGCACCATAAGACTTCCTTTGCCGAACGCGATGCAAGATCAGATGGACGTAGTGTACGAGCAAGAGAAGCTTGGTACAGCAATCGGCGGTGCACTCGCTAGCGTACCAGCAGTCAACGGTCTTTCTCGCGGGCTAAACGCTGTAGGAGGAGTAGTCGGCGGAGCTTACAACACAGCAGGTGCTGGTGCTCTTCAGTTCGCTGGCGTCGCAGCTAACCCGTTCTTGACCGTCATGTTTAAGCAACCGTCTTTCAAGAAGCACTCGTTTACTTGGAAGCTGGCGCCGTCTAACGCAGATGAGTCGCAGAGACTCAACTCTATCATCAACACTTTCAGGTTTAACCAGCTCCCAGATGCTGCGCTCGGCGGTCTTCTGTTGACTTATCCGAACATCTGCAAGATCTCTGTGAGTACAAGCAATCCAGAAACTTTTACTTATAACTTCAAGCCAGCGGTCATCGAGTCTCTCTCGATCAACTTTGCTCCTGCTGGTCAGGCTTCTTTCTTTGGCTCAACAAGAGCGCCTACACAGGTAGAGATAAGGATCAACTTCCTTGAGATCGAGTTCTGGTTGCAGAGAGACTACGGAGCAGCTAGCACTGCAGGCAATAGACTGGGACAAAATATAGCAGACGCAGCTACTGCTATAACGAGAGCTCTAGGACTCTGAGATGACAGACAGCAACTACTTTAACAAGTTTAAGAAGATAACGTACGCTAACACGACTGCTATAGACATCACGCAGCGCGCCGTCTTGTCTAGAAACACTCTGTCTAACCCTTACATCTTCTATCCGATGGACATCACCAACGACGTAAGACCAGATCAGGTCAGCTATTCAGAATATGAAGATCCTTACTACAGCTGGTCGCTCTACTTAGTCAACGGTATCACCGATCCGTACTACGAATGGTACATGTCCGACAGACAGTTCACTAACTTCATAAAAGACAAGTACGGCTCTATCGAGAACGCCACGCAAAAAGTTGCCTTCTATAGAAACAACTGGCCTGGTAAGGAAGACATAGACGTTGCAGCTTATGATGCATTGGATGCAGAACAGAAAGCTTATTGGGAACCAGTCTATGTCGGCAGTCGTATAGCTTCTTATTCAAGAATCAAAGTAGACACAAAGATCTCTACTAACTACATCATCAAGTACGAGATAACTGGCGCAGCAAACAACACACCGTTTACAAAGAACGAAGTAGTCAGCGTCAAGCTCGAACCGTCTTCGAATGGTAAAGCGCAGGCTATATTCTCTAACAGTAGCGTACTAATGATACAGCATATCTTCGACGACTGCTTTCCAAATGGACCAATCACTCTAAACTCAAACAGCTACGTATACGGAACAGAGAGCGGTTCGAATTGCACTATCACTTCTGTTAACTTCGTGGCCAATAACTTATCAGAACCGACAGCTTCTTACTGGTCACCCGTATATTACGTAGACTATGAGATAGAGAAGAACGAGGGTAACAGGACTATTAGAATTCTTAGACCAGAATATGTGACGCAGCTTGTGACTGATCTTGATACGGAGCTCAATAAGTAATGCCTAGATTTAATCCCGGTGATGTGGCTGTAACTAAACTTTTGATAGTGTCGCCTAGGACTTCGACGTGGGACTTTACAGTCAACTTTTTGTCTTGCACTATAACTGAGACAATCTTTACTCCTGGTGTTCAGGGAACTATAGAAGTCATCGACTACGACGATCTGTTAGGAAAGTTGAAGATCGCAGGTGACGAAGAAGTGTTGTTTAACATGCAAAAACCAAATGGTCTTGCACTGAAGTACAACTTTCATCTTAATTCAGTACAAGAAGTCGAAGTAGCTGGTACGTTGAAGGCAAAGATCTATAAGTTAGAAGTCATATCGCGTGAAGTGTTGAAGGGTCAAGCTGTATACGCTCAGAAGGGTTACAATCAACCGATCTCTGAGATCGTTCAAGACATGTTTAAGAAGTTGGACTCTAAGTTGCCCATACAGGTCGAACAGACTAAGGGTAAGCGTAACTTCAAAGTCGTCAATCAACCAGTGTTTCATGCTATCGAGACTCTTCGTAAAGAGAGCATATCTCAAAAGAACAAGACGTCTAACTACATGTTCTGGCAAACTTGGCGTGGATTCTATTTCAAGACATTAGAAGGAATGATGCAGGGCGGAGACGTCAAGCGTCTGAAGCAAGACATGACAGTTGGCTACTCTATCTATTCGGACGTAGACAGCTCTATCCTTGCATGGAAGGTCAATCAGACTATGGACGCGATCAAGCGTCTGCAAGCCGGTACACCTAATCAGAGAGTGACTACGTTCAATATCAATACGAACCAGTTTCGCCGTAAAGACTTCAAAGACGTTAAGCCTATAACTGCTATGGGTGCAGGAGTAATCACTGCATTAGCTACTTTTAACGCTCTGTTTCCAAAAGCAAATCGTACTGTGTTCAGATACGTTAATCCGAATCCAGCACTAAATATAGAGAAGTCTCATGTACCGGAAACTATTCCGGACAAGATGATGAACTTAGCACAGATGCAAGAACAACAGCTTCATCTCACTACCATAGGTGATCCTGTACTCGAAGCTGGTAAGACAGTGTATTGTACTATACCAAAAGCTATAGCTAAAGCTGGTATGACTGAGTTAGATCCTGTAGCTAGTGGAAGATGGCTTATATCGAAAGTGGAACATAACATACGTAGACCCGATGTAAGACCGAGGTACATCTGTCACCTTGAATGTCTGAAGGGTGCGTATCAGGAGAGAATGTAATGTCAAGTCAACAGGGAAGCGGCTTCGGTCAGTTCTTCGTGGGTGAAGTGAGAGACATAAGAGATCCGGATAGATCTGGTAAAGTGAAGATAATGGTGCACGGCTATCATAACGCTGGCGATGAAGATATTCCAGACAAAGAACTACCGTGGGCTCAATGCGTAATGAACAATTCACCGTCTTTAAATAAAGTTGGACAAACTAGTGACTATCTACCTGGAACTACAGTGATCGGCTTTTGGTTAGATCCTGAAACGAAGCAGATGCCAGTCATACTTGGAAGTTTTCATAGAGCGGGTCTATAATGGCGTTACCATCAGGAAAAGACATAGACGCTCAGTTAAAGAGCACCGTAACGGACATAGAGAAGCCTACGATCGATACGTCGTATGGTTCTTATACTACTTTGGGTGCAAAGCCTTCAGATTTCAATCCTGGTCTCGTTCTTGGAAATGCACCTAATCAAGATAAGAATGCATTATTATTTCAACCTAAGCCGTTCTCACCAGAAGATTCTGGTAGAAACACCAAAGTAGCGGGCGAGGGTAAGCCAGACGACACTGGTGATAATGCTCAGAAGAAAGCAAAAGACGAGAAGAAGACTCAGGTTCCAAAGAACTTGAAGCCTGATAATCCGACTGCTGCTTCTCAAGACAAAGACAAGCCGATCCTCGAAGCGATCATGAGTGCCGATCCTGGTAACATCGTCGGTGCAGTTCAAAAAGCTTTGCAAGCGATGGTAATGCTTAAGATGATGGATAAGCTCACGAGTCCAGCTGGCATAGCTGCTATGGCTGCCGGTGGTATGGGTGGTGCATTGGGTGCATTGTCTGGCATCATGGGTGGTCCGGGTTCTATGATGAACCTTATGGGTGCTGCGATGCCTGCACTTCAGGGCGCTCTTCCTCTTTCACAACTCGGTGCAGTAAATCTCGGCATAACAGGAATGCTTTCTGGTAATCCAGTCGGTGCATTGGCTGCTGATGCTGTACAGGCTGCAGCTTATACTGCTTCAGCTATCGCAGTAGCTAAAGCTGCTTCTACTCCATTAGGACAAACGATCGCTACTGCTGCGATGCTTGGTGGACCTGCGCTTGGTCTTACACCAAACAGTCTTGCATATACTATCGCTTTGTCGACTCCCGGGACTGTGATAAGAAAGTCTTCTTATGTAAACGGTATAGCTATTAACTCCACTTTGGAAGTTGTAGATCCGTTCATTCAAAACCAGTTGGGTGATATTCCACAGTTAGCGGGCGATGAACACGTTATCATAGCTCAAAACAGTATGAATCAGTTCAGAATGGGTATGGGTATTCCAGTTGTCAGACAACTGAATGCCGCCAACATCATCGGTGGTGTTATGGCAGACAGTCTCATCAATGGTATTACTAGTAATATTATCAATCCTGATCTTTCTAACGCAGCTGCAAACATCTTGACTGGTGCAGGCATCGGCGCGCTTCTTGGAGGAGCTAAGGGAGCTATCGGTGGTGCATTACTCGGTGGCGTAACTGGAGGTGTAGGTGGAATCGTAGACGCTGGTCTTAACAGTCTTCTCGGTGGTGGACTGGGTGATCTTGGCGGAATGGTAGGAAAACTATTACCAGATATCGCCGGTGGTATAACTAACGTCATCGGACCACACTCTCAACTCGGTAACTTAAATGTTGGCGCTATCGGTGGATTGATGAACGAGACTACTAAAGCTCTCTCACTCGCAAGTAAAGAGTTTAAGATCGCCAGCGTATTTGGATCTAACGTAGCTGAACAAGTAGCAGACGTGCATGACTCTATGTTAGGTAACGTTCTTAAGAATGCCGTTGCAGGTGCCGCAGCTGGCGCTGCTATTGGAGCTGCTGCTTCTGCTTTAGCGCCGACTACACTTCGTACTGTAACTAACGGCGTAAGAATAACTGTTGGAGTTCCAATAACACCTCCAGCTATTGTGAGTCCGAACTACTTCTATTATAAAGATACTGGTATATTATAATGGCATATGAACCAACACAACGCGATTTAAACTTAGCTCAAGCTGCCGGTGTACCTCCAGGTAAAACTGTTGAGATCGCCGGTAATAAGTTTACTATGCCTGATAATGCAGCATCGAGTTCTTCAGCTAAAAAGAAAGTTGATAATAAGAGACTGGACGATCATCCTAATTTAGGTGATCAATATCTTCTCAAAGTCGTATCAGACGCAGTTGGCAACTACTTCTTCCAGTCACGTGATCCTAAATCTCTTGCTACGATGAAAGCTACTGTCACTGAAGACGGTAAGTACTCTACTGAGATGATGGATAAGACTGGTACTAGAAATTCTGTCGACAGTAACGGGGTAAAGACTGCAGCTGCTAGTACTACGACTACTACTGCGGGTCATAACGACTCTGCTACTGGTGGCGGTGTACGTTCGAACGTTGGTAAGGGCAAAGATACACAGAACGGTGAAGCTGAGACTAAGTCTACTGACGGACCGAAGATCAATACTTCTAATCAGTCTAATCAAAACTATGGTCAGGGTGGTAATGGTCGACAAGTTATGGAAGGTGATCAGTCGATCGTAGTCAACAACGGTCTTCTAGCATACAAAGCTTCTAAGGGATTTAGTGTTAACTCAGACAAGTCCGTTCAGTTATTTTCACAAGCTGGCGAGTTCTCTATTAACGCTAAAGCCGGTAATATCGCTATGACTTCTACGAACGGTGAGATAACACTCAACGCTTCTAAGAAGATTACTTTACAAGTAGCCGATAACAGGATCTCTATAACTCCCCAGGGAATAGCTATATTTAATGCTGCTACTGGTGGTTATCTTAACATAATTTCTAACGGCAGCTTAGTAGCTATCGGTAAGGGTTCAACTGTAGCATTCTGTGCTCCAAACTCTACAGCGTATCTATCTGGTAAAGCAGTCAGAACAAAATCTGATGATGGCACTAAGCTTGAGAATTCAAGCACTGTTCCTCCATCTGGTCAATTAGTAGTAGGATAAAAAGATGGCACTCACAAGAGCCCAACTCATTTCACAGACACAGAAGAAGGTCGAGACATACTCGGACTTCGCTAATAGCTTTAAGCCTCATCCTACAACCGGTGAGTTGATCACACTTAAAAACGAAGACAGTATTAAGCAAGCTCTTAAGAACTTGATCTTGACTAATATAGGTGAGAGACTCTTTAATCCGTTCTTTGGTTCAAACGTTAACAAGACTATGTTCGAACTTGATAGTCCGTTTTTAATAGAAGACATGAAAAGATATGTTACGACGGCTGTCAATCAGTTTGAACCAAGAGTAAATCTGCTCATGGTAGATGTATACGATGAACCAGATTATCAAAGACTTACGGTAGTCGTTACTTTTTCTGTAATAAATACTTCTGAACCGATAAGTCTAAATCTATTCATTAGAAGAGTCCGATAATGGCAAATAGCTCGCTCTCGCTTACATCTCTTGACTTTGGAACATTAAGGTCAAATCTCAAGAGCTATTTGGCTTCTCAGCCAAACTTCAAAGACTACAACTTTGATGGATCGAACATGGGTGTCCTTATGGACATCATGAGCTATAATACTTTCATCAATTCATTCTATTTGAACATGGTAGCTTCTGAGATGTTTATGGACTCAGCTCAGAAGCTAGATTCAGTCGTATCTCATGCAAAAGAACTAAACTATGTTCCTAAGTCTTACTCTTCTTCTATAGCTACTATTGACTTAACAGTAGATGCTGGTGTAGTAGCTAACCCGTTCATCATTCCAAAGGGTACTCTGTTTAGTGGTACCAATTCTAACGGTTCGTTTACATTTACTACTGCTGAGACTGTATCTTATACTTCTACAAACTCTACATATACTGCTAACGGTTTGATGATCTATGAGGGTACTTATGTAACTGATTCATTCGTAGTCGACGATACTATTGAAAATCAAAAGTTTCTTCTACAAAACGAAAACGCAGATGTAAGCAGTTTATCTGTTACCGTAACTGAGATCAATGCTGAAACTACTACCACTACTTATAAGAAAGTAGATACGCTCTTCAATCTTACTGCTGATTCAAAGGTATACTTCATTCAGGCTGCACAGAACGGTCAGTATGAAATCTTGTTCGGTGATGGAACTCTTGGTTACGTTCCTAAAAATGGATCAGTCATTGAATTGAACTACAGAACGTGTGTTGGACCTACTTCTGATGGCGTTGCAGTCTTCACGCTTTCCAGTGATCTTGGTGTGATCAACGGACTTGGTTCAATTGGTGCTGCTACTATTACTACTGTAGACAGCGCAGCTAGCGGTGAACTTCCAGAGACTATCGAATCTATTAGAAAGCTTGCTCCAAGATACTTTGCTACACAGCAACGTGCTATAGCTTCTGACGACTATGCTTCATTAGTGAGAAGCGAGTTTGGTGGTAAGATAGCTGACATCAACGTGTATGGTGGTGAACTTCTAAATCCAAAGCAATATGGCCGCGTAGCAGTTTGCTTGAAGCCGACTGCTGGTACTATCGCACCAGACTATCTGAAGAACCAGATAGTTACATATCTGAAGCCATACATAGCTCTTCCGAATCGTGTGCTCATAACAGATCCGGACTACATGTATCTTAAGATCGATTCTACAGTCCAATATGATCCAACTATTACTACTAAGACTCCTAGCGAGTTGAGTAGCAACATCACTGCTGCTATCAAGCAGTTCAGTTCTGATCACTTAGAGATGTTTGACAACGACTTCCGCTATTCCAAGTTTGTGACTCATATCGACAGCATCGATTCGAGTATAGTTAGTAACTCTACTGATATTAAGATAACGAAGAGAATATCTCCACTTATCAACTACTCTACTTCTTATATCTTGGATTTCAACAATCCAGCAGAAGAAGAGGGAAGAAACGCTGCGATCGGGTACGTAGGTGGTAATAGATTCTATGATGAACCTATGGTTACATCGTCACCGTTCACTTACATAGATGATACTGGTACTGCTCTCGATCTATGCTACTACCGCGATGATAACTATGGCGTAATGGTCATCTATCGCTATGTAGATGGCGCGTTCAAAGTAGTCAACAATGCTGCTGGCGAAGTAGACTACGCTACTGGTATAGTAAAGTTAAACAATCTTAAGACTTCTTCTTATGGTGACTACATCTCTATATACATGGCACCTAAAAATAAAGACGTAATAGCTAACAACGATAAGATCATTATTGTTGACTTAGCAGACGTCGACGTCTCAATCATTACTCACATGAAGTAATCACATGGATTTCTCTGTAGAAAAGAAAATATCGAACTTCATTGAGAGTCAATTCCCCCAATTCTACTTAGAAGAGGGCGAAAACTTCGTTATGTTTGTGAAAGCCTACTATGAGTGGCTTGAGACTGAAGGAAACGCTGTAAGAGAAGCTCGTAGACTAGAAGACTATCGTGACATCGACAATACGATAGAAGACTTCTTAGTATACTTTCAAAGGAAATATCTCTATGGGATTCCGTTCAACGTAATCATCAATAAGAGATACTTACTTAAGCACATCTTAGACGTATATCGTTCTAAGGGTACTATTCAGTGCTACAAGCTTCTGTTCAAACTTATCTACAATCAAGACATAGACGTTTACCTTCCTGGAACTGACGTCTTTAAGCCGTCAGATGGTACTTGGTACAATCCAAAGTATATTGAAGTCACCGACGTACCAAATCTAACTGATTTTGTTGGCACCGAGATAGTCGGTATTAGTTCTGGTACTACTGCTATCGTAGAGAGCTATAACACTGAGATCATCAACAACTCTAAAGTCTCTACACTCTTTATCTCAAATATACTTCCTCTTGGTGGTACGTTTGAACAAGGAGAAAAAGTTCTTAGACGCATTGATGAAGGTAATCCGTCTGCATTGGACGCAGCACCATCTATCGTAGGTTCTCTCGATAGGATCTTGGTCATTGATGGTGGACAAGGCTATCATGTCGGTGAAGTAGTTAAGGTAGTACACAGAGATATAGTCAACAACGCTGTCAACTCTTTTGGCGTCGACGGCGAGCTTAGAATTACTGAAGTCATTGATGGCAATGGCGGCTTGAAGTTTGAAATAGAAGACGGTGGCTTTGGATTTACTACTAATGCTTCTTGTTTTGTGTATAGGGGTGTAGGTGACAATACAGGTGAAAACGCTTCCTTTAGTTTAGGTCCTGTAGCATATCAAACGTCGATTTCTTTTAATACAGACGTCATAGTAGATTACTATGACACACAGCTTGATTCTACTTCTTTTGGATTGCCAGCTAGTCCTAGTGCAAACATTTCTTCTACATTAGATAGCTGTTTGACTACTACTTCTAGAAACTTTGGTACTATAGCTGCTCTGACCAATGTTCGTGCTGGTAATACCTATACGAATTTGGCTGCTACTTTTGTTAGATCTTCTCAAACGACTCGTAATGCTCTTCCTGGTCAAGTGATCTACTACAACTATTCTAATACAGTTATCGGTGTTGGTACTATGTTTGCCGGCAACTCTTCTACTACTTTCTTTGAAGCTAACGATGTTATAGTTCTACAAGCTACTAGTAATCCAAGTACAAAAGAATTGGCAGTTATCAAAGAAGTAGTTTCTAATACAGAACTTACACTGTATGGTCCTCCAAAGTACAGTTCTACTTTGACTTCTACATATAAGACTGCGCCGACTATTCTTCCATCTAACTATGCTCTATATGAATCAGAAATGGAGGGATCTACTGTAAATAATCCAGTCGGTGAGAACGAAAGTCTTTATGCGTTTCCTAGCAGCGGTACCAACATCGTTGCTAATGCTTATGCTGTCAATTCTGGTAAAGGATACATCGATGGTGAAACTGTAACGATGTATCTTGCTAACGGTCTAGGTGAGATAGAGATCGCCGCGAGCGGAACTGGATATGCTAATAATGAGAAGTTGGAATTCGCAGGAGGTGGTACTAACTCTGTAGCCCGTGGATATGTTACAACAGACAGTAACGGAGCTATTACTTCGTGTGTCTTACAGTACTCTGGTTCCGGTTATCAAAGCATACCAACAATAAGAGTCAAGACTACTAGTGGTTCTGGTGCAGTGTTGAGAACTACCATAGAGCCATATAACACGTTTAGCCAAATCATTGGTAAAGTTATAAAGACCGGTGTTGGAAGAACTAGGGGTTATTGGACTACTTCCAGAAGTTTCTTGGATAATGACAAATACATTCAAGATAGTTATTTTTATCAAGACTACTCCTATCAAATTAAAGTGGCTGCCACGCTTGATAAATATAAAGATATTCTTTATAAGTCTTTCCACACATCTGGTTCTGAGCTCTTTGGTAAGTATTTAAACATCATTGTTGAAGAAGAGCCAATGGAAATTCTTCATGAAAATCTATACGTTGGTTAAGGACAAAAATGGGTAAGATTCTTCCTCAATACAAAAAAGCAATAATAGATGAAGTAGCTAACAGCATTTCATCTAATACGTCTCAGTACTATGTTTTTGCTTCTAATCCGGTGGCTCAGGGAGAAACTATTCCGCCCATCATCAATGATGACTATCATACACTTTTCATCAATGATTGGCAGATGTTGTTTGGAAAGAAGTTAACTGAAAATGACATCATCCCAGTCATTGACTATAATGTTTGGGTTTCCAACACGGTTTATACTTCATACAATAATACTACAGCCAACTTAAGTAACTATTTTGTAGTGACTGAGCCTGCTATTCCGGGTGGTAACTATCAAATATTCAAGTGCATAGATAACGCAAATGGCGCGCCTTCTACTGAAATTCCGGATCAATTACAATCTCGTTCATTCACTAAAGCTGACGGATACACTTGGAGATACATAGCTTCCGTTACTGATTCTAACTTTACTAAGTTTGCTTCTGCGAGCTACATTCCAGTGTTTCCAAACAATAGTATTGTAGCAGCTGCATATGATTATTCCGGTGTAGAAAAAATAGTCATATCAAATACTGGATCTGGCTACAACGCATATAATTCTGGTTATGTACGCGATGTAACTAATACTACTGTAGTTCAGATCGAATCTGGAGCTTCTACTACACAAGACTATTATACAAGAAACGGAATCTATTTCTATAATCCATTGGAACCCACTACAGCTCAACTCAAAGTCATAACCAACTACGTTTCAAATCTGAGTGGTAGATTTGTTTACTTAGACAGCGAGCTGAATACTAATAACGTAGTAGTGGATGAGACTCAGTACATCATATCACCTAGAGTAGTATTTGAAACTGACGGAA